ATGCACCGGCGATTGAATCAACTACAATAGTTACCAATCTATCTTTATCGGATGAACGAACTTTATCAATAATAACATCAACTGTTTCAAAAATATCTTCTACGGTTTCCAATGGAATGTATAACATATCTTTTAAGTTCAAACCGATTGCACTCAAATACTCAGTAGCAATAGCATTCTCGGTATCAATATAAACTGCAAGACCACCTTTCTTTTGTGTGTTGAGAAGTGCATGGGCTGCCAATAGAGATTTACCAGATTGTTCGAGACCTGTTATTTCAGATACACGACCAACAGGAAAACCACCATACTTACGATTGGAAATAGCCAAATCCAACATGGTTGAGCCAGTTCCTACCCATTCTTTTACTATCGTAGGTGCATCACTATCACCTTCTAGAAAGTAAGCGGTCTTAACATTTTGTGTTTTGAATTGTTTGTTTATAGTTTCGGCAATGACTCCACCGAGTTCATCGGATAAATCACTTTTTGATTTTGCCATAAAACACCCTTATTAAAATAGGTCATCAAATGTAACACCAATATCATCAGTAGATGCGGATGATGTTTCTGATTTTGTTTCTTTCTTTTCTTGTTTGTAATTAAGATCCTCAGCAGGTTCATCTGATTTACCTAACCATGTTTGTAATTGAATTTTTAATTCATCATACGTTGGTTCAGGATAAAGTTCTGTGATTTTGGATTGCTCTTTTATTTTTTCAATAACCGATTGATCTTCTGTGACTACTGTTTCTTTTGGTTTGATTCGGATAGTAGTTTCTGCATAATCTCTGCCAGTTTCTTCTGGTGATTTTACAGTTACAACAATATCTCTACCGGTTTTCAAATCAGATAAATCACCGTAATCAGGATCAGCAAAGAAACCAAGAAGTTCTTGGTAAAGTTGTTTACCAAATCCCCAAAACTTTACACCTTCATTTTCTTGTCCACGAATGATAACAGGAACATAAATTCTCATTTTTGGTTCAAGTTTTCTTCCCATAATCCAATCACTCTTATCGCCAGTTTGTTTCAATTTTTCTGCAAAGTCTACGATGGGATCAGGTCTACCAAAAGATACCGGTGAAAGAATTGATCTTTTACCAAGATTGTAGTGAAAATACATTTCTAAAAATGGATTCTCTCTATTATGGATATACGGAACAATACGAATTTGGTGTTCACCCGGTTCGGGTTTCCAAAGATTAGATGTGCGATTGTTTGTGTTTTTTAAAGAGTTCAAACGACTCTTGATTGCATCTAAGTTAATACTCACGATGTAACTCCTAATGTGTAATAAAAATAATGATTAACCACTAACGGTTAATGTTTAATGTATACTAATATACGAATTTAATATTTAATAAGCAAATTTTATTTTATTTTTTTAATAAGTTTTTCAACTTAATGCCAACCGTTTCTGGAAGTTTTTCCGTATTGGTGGCACTATTCTTCCAATCTGGAGCATCATCTGTCTGTGGCATAACTTCTCTTGACGGTGCATTATCAACTGGTTGGTTCGATTCGTTCATCTTTTGAACATTAGACCAGATATAGTTGGCAATCTTTTCTGGAGTATCACCTTTTTCATATTTTGCAAAGGTCTGAACAACATCATCTGTTATATTATCTACAACGTATTTTTTCAATACATCTTCTTCTATTGTGAACAGATTTACACCGCCACCCTCTGCACTCGGTATTTCACCCAATTCTGCACCTATACCCAACTGTGTTGTTTTTAATGCTTCCATTGGCTTTTTAACATTTGTCAAATCCATTGCACTTATTTTTGCATACGGATTTATACAATAAAGTTGTGACCAACGATGGTGTCCGTCAATAATAAATTTTCCACCACCACCTGTTACTATTGGCCTATTATCAACAGCAACTTCACCACCACGAAGATATGACTCTACATTAGAAGCATTTTTTAAGGGATAACTCAAAGACTTGGTTAATACAACTTCATTTTGAGTTGGTTTCAATTTAATACATTGAGGAGAAATTTTACTCGTTTGAACGGGAGATTCCGATGATAATGATTTAATAGCAGCAAGAAACTTTGGATCACCTATATTATCACCCAATTCTTTCACAAAAGTAACGTAGTCTTTTTTCAAAATACGTTTTAATTCGTCTTTAGCATCATCTTCATTTATTCGTATTTCTTTTAAAATACTTTTTAGCAGTGGTAACTTGTTTGGCATATCCCTTCCAATAGTTATTTACGAATTAAACCAGATATTTTTTTGTCCATCAAACTTCTTCTAACCATTTCTTTTATTTTTTTACGCAATCTATTTTTGTGATATTTACTTATATTGCCTTCTTTTTTAACTGACTCCGGTTCTTTTTCAGATGATGTTTCAATATCTTCTGGTTTTGGTTCTTCAGTTGGTTTAGGTTCTTCCTCAGGTTCTTCTTCTGATTTCATACTAGATAAAAGTTTTGATTCTATTTTATCTGATATAGACTGTGATGTAGATTGTAATGCCGGTAACATTTTTTGAATAGTCTGATTATCTTCATCTGTTAGTTTTTGTTTTATGTATATTCCTATTTTACGAATAAGTTTTTTTACATCCTTATCTCTTGATGTCTTTTCAGGTTCTGTGTATGGTTCTGATAATAATGTATTCAATGAACGATATAAAATTTTTAATGTACCGTCACCATGAAATCTTGAACTTATAGATTCCAATTTTGTTCTATCTTCTTTCTTTTGATATTGTTCCGATTGAGAAAATCCCTCATACCAATTTATGAGTTTATTCATTTTTACATCCGGAAAAATATATGCCATCATACTACGGTTGTTTTGTAATATTTCCGTAGAATCTATTACTGCAATGTAGTCTATAAAATTTTCATTTGATGATTCTATTTCTTCTTTCAATACTTTTTTCATTGTAAATCCTTATGGTATCAAAGATATTATATTCTTTGGTTGAGTTACATATAAACTTATACTAGTTTGTTTATTGAAAAAGTGTAACTTATTACCCATTGCCTTCTTATAGTCATATCCCATTTTCTTCAATACATCTACAATTTGTTTTTCGGTATAATAACTACCATCGATTTTATTATCCGGAAGAATTGTGATTTTTTCCAATTCACCTTTCAATTCTTGAAAGATATTTTCAAATCCACTACCTTCGGAAACTTCTAATTTTTCCATAAGTTTTTCCATAACACGATTTGTTATTTCTTCAACTAACATATTGTATTGAACTTTGCTCATAATTTTATTCTTAATTGTTTAGAAAATAGAAATATACATATAAATATGTCATACTAATTAAAATGTATAAACTTTGAGTAGTATTATTTTTACTACTTTGAAACCATCTTTGTTTTTTAGTAAGGCACAATTTCTATATCTTTCCCATTCGATAGGATATGTTTTATCTAATATACCATTGTTTAAATTCATAATCAATTCATTCAAAGCATTTATAGTATAAATTGTGTTCGTTTCACGCTTTTGATGAACCATTATTGAGTTAGGTAGGAATTTTTTGTAACTATCCATTACAACATTATAGGATAATATACAATCTTCTTTTAAATCAAACGTTCTAAAAAGAAATACTTTATTATTCAAAATTGAAAATGTATCTTTTATATCACGAATAGTGTTATCTATTTGGTGTTTGCGTGTAAATGTACATACTAATTGTGTCTTCAATACCTCTCTCTCTATTTTTTGAAATTTCATTACATATAAATATGTTTCTAAATTTGCAGAATACTACCAAAACTATCACCTGTGTAAATTTTTACTGACATATTATCAGTCTCAAATGCACGATGAAGAACATCTATCAAATCCATTTCATCTGGATGAATATCAAAAATAAAAGCATCGTATAGATACATCATAAATACTGACTTTCTGTTCTTCAAATGAGGTAAAATAGTTTTTATCTTACGGACATTATATTCAGTTTCCAATGATTGCAATACATAGTTGAATACTTTATTGGGTGTTGCATCTTGTATATCACGGAATAATTTTTCATAAAACCAAGATTTAACCATACCTTCCGATTGATACTGTTCATACATCGTATCAATCATTGC